TGTAATAGACCATCAAAGAGAATATGAATTGGAGAAAGACCAACAAGAGCATGAGCAAGAAATGGAGAAGTTAGAATTTGAACAGATACAGGTGGGAAATTTTAGTGGAGATCCAACAGTGGGTGAAGTACAGCCCTCTACGGATGACTACGACAATATTCCGATCCCTGGGGAACTCTTGGGAGAGCAATCAAAACAGGAATCGAATACAGAACAGGCTGTGACCACAGAGTCAGTAGAACCAGCCGAAACAGAAGAACCTAATGAACCACAACAGGAACTATCTGATAGTGAAGAGGAAACATCATACTACGAAACAGAAGATGGCGAACAATTCACTGTTGAAGATATAGAGTCCTGGAAAAAAGATGCTGATAATCGCCACGAATGGAGCAAATCCAATACGGAGAAAGCCCAGGAAGTAGCAGATCAACGTAGGGCTGTAGAGCCTTTGGTTCAATTAGTAGAACAACTAAACAAATCGGAAGAGTTCAGAGATACGCTGAAAGAAGCAATTGAAGATGAACTTGGTGAAGAAGCAGGGCAACTGTTTGAACAGTCCCTAAAGATGGAAAACAAGGATCTTCCGAATCCTTTTGAATCTGAATTAACAGAAGCAAAGGAAAAAGTAGAAATGATGGAAGCTGAAAAGGTTTTAGACCAGTCGATGTCCAATCTCCAAGCACAATATTCGTTAAAAAGTGAGCAAGTCCAGGAAGTATTAGACTATGCAATAAACGCCCACGAAGAGACTGGAAGATTACTAACACTGGAAGAAGCCTACAAAGTCATGAGTTTTGATAAACCGAAAATAGAAACTCCTGTAAAAGCAAAACCATCTGTGCCTGTCAATGTCCAAAAGAAAGTAGGCGTAAAGAGTGACAAACAATCAAAGATCACGAATTACGAAGATATTGATGTGGCAACATTTTTTAATTCATAACGGAAATAAGGAGTTAGCGTATGTCTAACATAGTAGTAAGTGGAACTGGTTCTGCTTCATTAAGTGCCTTAATCCAACAGTATTATATGCCTGTTTTGTATGATAACATCTTTAAGAAGTCTCATCCATTACTTGCAATACTGAAGGCAAAAGCAAAGACCTTTAATGGTCGTGAAATCGTTGTACCTGTAGAATCTGCATCTGGTGGTTTAAGTGTGTTTGGCGACAGGCATGGTCTTGCAAACGCTGGTTCTGCTGGATATACACCAGCAATAGCAGAAATTGCACAAACAGCATCCTTTAAGCCAACTATGCTTACAGGTCATTTTCTTTTAACAAAAGAAGAAACATTGTTAATGAATAGCCCTCAAGCTATCAAAAACATTGTTGGTGCAAAAGTCAAGAACCTTCAAAAAGGATTAGAAAAAACTGTAGCAGAGAATTTGTTTGCAACTTCTTTAGCAACAGATGCTTTTAATCCATTAGGTGTATTACTTAATAATGCAAATGCAACAGTAGGTGGTATAGCTACAGTGGCTTCTCCTGCTTCTAATCAGTTCTGGACAACCCCAGTATTACAAGATAGTGATTTTTCTGGTGCTTCTGGTGATGCTGATTCTCCAGCAGATGGTACAGACCATATATCAGAAGCCGACATGGTTAATGCAACTAAAGATACATATATCCTTCGTATGTTGGCTAAAGGTGTAGCAAATGCAAGGGCATTAACTGGTGAAAACCCAGACTTAATTGTTGTGTCGCAGTATTTGTTTGATTTGATTGAAACCGAATTAGATCCAAGAAAAACAGGTAGTAGAATGTCTGAAAAATTGGGTTCAATGGGATTCACTGGATTAAACTTCAGAGGAATTGACATTGTTGCTGACCAAGATATTGTCACAGCACAATCAAGTGATTATGATGGTAGAATATACTTTATCAACACAAATTACTTACATATGTTCTTTAACTCTGGTGCAAAGTTCACTGCATCCGATATGATTGAGGACACACAAAGTAATACATTTGTGCAGAAAGTACACACATATGGAAATATGGTTGTCACAAACCGTAAGGCTCATTGTGTTATTAAGGATGTCTATTCACCACAGAGTTACGCATAAGTAACTGAATAACGATTACAGCCCTGGGGTTTTCCTGGGGCTGTGATAACTGGAAATATTATGACAACAGCAGACATGGTAACCATATTAGGCGATAGAATGGAAGATACAGCAGGGGATCTTTTTTCTACGACTATCAAAGAACGATATTTGAATCGTGCCCAGGATAAAGTAATTCAATCGTTACATCCACATTTATTAACTGATTTACAGGTAATTAAAACCGATATTACAATGCTTACTGATACCGATGTAGATAGTCATTTTAGTAGCTATTTTATACCAACCCAAGCAGGAGCATTAGACTCGGATCCATTTGGTGGACCATTAGGTATTTTAGGAATACGAATTAAAAATAGTACCTTTATTCGCAAAGTATCTTTTGATATGGTCAAAGATTTCAGCACAGGGTATGTTGCCTTTAATGGCACAGAGCCAGTGTATTTTATATTTAAAAACAGAATATATATTTATAACAATACTGCAAAGGTAGACTGCTACTACATGAAAACACCTGCTGTATTGAACAGCACAGCATCCCCAGCAATAGATTCAGATTTAAATGCTATTTTTCACGATGCAATCCTGGAATTTGCAGAAGCAGAGTTATGGAGAACCGTAAATAAACAAGATCGCATGAACAATGCTTTGACCAGGGCTTATGAATATCTGGGTAAATACAACCAGAATCCAGCTACTGGAGTCGTAGGAGAAGGGTTACCTTTTGATTATTCTTCCTCTAATTCATTAATCGATCCTATATACCCTAATTATCCAAATCCTTAATGAACTGTTATCATTGTAATACTGAATTAATATGGGGTGGTGATCACGATTATGAGGATCATGGAATGGATACAGATGGAATTGTTACAAATCTGTCCTGTCCTAATTGTCCAACAACTGTTTTTGTATATACTGATATTGAAGAAGAAGATCCAACTTTATTAATAAATATTTTAAAAGAAGAAGATTAATGGCAAATTTTATTGATATAAAAGAATTTGATGGGGTTTTAACCAATGTTGACATTGAAGATCTTCCAGATAATGTCGCCCAGGAAATAAAAAACCTAAAGATCCAGGCAGGAAAATTAGAAAAGACATTTGGGGCTGGAACAGCTTCGGGTATACCTTCTATTGGCTTAACTTTTTATAACGATTCCTATAGCCCATCCAAAGCCTATACAGTACATAATATATTTACATTTGTATCGGATAAGTTTGAAGGAGATGTTAATGATGCAGGAGATGGGTATCGATATTTATTGGTAACGGTAGAAGCTACCGATCAATCTGTAAAATTATGGTGGTGGGATAGTTCATTGCCCGATGTAACAGATCATTTACAAATAGAAGATAATATTGTATGGTTTCAAACAGCATCAGCACATGGTATAACAGAAGATGACCAGGTATTAGTACAGGATATTAAAAATAATGCATCTCCACAAACATCTATTACAAGTGGGAGCCCAGCAACACCAATAGGAGTATATGAATCTGCTGATGTAATTCCTTCCACAACCAAAGTAGGAATCAATACAGATACTGCCCAGTCATGGGGTGGTAGTTTTTTTGAAACAAGTAGACCTACAGGGGCTAATGAATTATCATTTGGAGGTAAACACGTTTCACATTCATTAATTACAGATACGGTTACTTATGGGGGTACATCTCAAAATTCAGTGCAAAAAATAGGAATTGCATCTATGAATGGGAGAGTGCTGTGTTTGGCAACTGTAAATAGTACCTCTATTGTGACAACAGTAGGTTCAACGGTAGCAGATTTAAACGAAACTTTTTACAATGCAAATCGAGGAAAGACAGGGTTTGAAGTGTGTAGTATGCTTGGTTTTAATAATGCAGTTTATGTTCATTATAGCTATAGTGATGGATCTCCGACAGTTCATTATAACGCTATTGTAAAATATACTTGTACCAGTGGTGGCTCTGTTGAAGAAACAGTAGTCCAAGCTAATGTATCTGATACTGCCCTTACAAATGCATCCTGGATGCCCATAGCTAATAATAATTTATATGTGTTAATTAAAGACA